AGAAGGCCAGGTGGCTTCGTTTCCTGCTTCCCCTTTGGGAAGAAGCTAGGAAACAGAAAGACCGTATGCGAAAACTTTTCATATACGGACTTTTATCCCAAACAAGGGGGGCTGGTAAGCCTCCCCTTTTGGTCAATCTGCAGTCTAAGGAGAAATTCCTTAAGACCGTGCAGATTCCGGATAATATCGGAGACGAAGCTCTCGCGATTATCCGTGCCGTGATGGAGATGGAACTAGCAGTCCTTCCCGATCACATTTTCACTGGTTTGCGTACGAAGGCGCGAATTACAGTGAATGCCAACAGCTCCTGGGAGAAAACCCAGGCAGAGGCTGGAACGCTCGCCGCCGTGCAAGAATTTTGCGCGGGGCGATCGCACGGTGAAAAGGCCATGATCTATGACCTAAACACCGGTGCCGCAATTGAAGAATTAGAGGATTCTGCAACTGCGGGCGAGTACATCTTTTGGAGAGCTCTAGAAGAAGTACTTTGGTTAACCACTGAACAACGCCGAGATGCGATGTTAGTGGTTGTAGACGAGCCTGGTAAATCGAGATCGATTACCAAGACTCGCGCTTGTATCAAGATCGTACTCGATCTTGTTAACAAGATTTGCGCCGTACCTTTAGAAAAAGGATTCGGAAGCAGCCACAGCGGGATGAGAGCTTCTCACCACGCGTGGAATCTCTTCAAAGACTTTGAAAAAAAGGAATTTGAAGATATTCTTTTTGATGTGGAATCATACACATCGGAAGAATTTGTGGATATTTCGGTGATAACGAAAATCTACAAGCATGTTTTCATGACCTCTACAGATTATGAAACAGCAACTGATTTCTTGTCACATAAAGTGGCAAAAGAAATCGGAGTACAATGGATGACCAAATGTGGCATACCAAATGTACTTATCGGTCTCGTATGTGAAGTAGCATACGGGCCCCGTAACATCTACTTCTATGGTAACATAGAAGAAGGTGTTTCGGTCGATCCAGAAAAATTTCTGAGAAAGATCGAATCGAAAAGAGGTGTCCTCATGGGAGACCCTTTAACGAAAATCATCTTGCACTTTACGAATATAGTAGCAAGAAGTATTGCAAACAACCTCGTAGGAACGACGCTGTTGCAACGTGCTTTTGGACCAATTGAATCAATTGGCCTTCAAGCCGTGCTGCGAGAAATCTTAGATTTCTAAGTAGCACAGGTTACCGTTTTGCGAGATCGCAATAACGGCACTACCTAACCCTTTTACGGCAGGAGAAGAAC